TAAGGCCGACGCTGTAATGGATCTTTATTGATTACAGCACGGATAATATGATTCCCAACTTTAATGGCGTCGATTTCGTACTCGGCTAGTGGATCATCGATTTGGTCTGGATCAATACCCCATTCTAACAGCCATAATCCTTGTGCTGAGCCCCAATACTGTAAACCATCAATAGAGCGCTGATCTTGACGCATCCAGAACTTATCCTTACCTTCAAGCGCTGCACGCTCATAATCACGCCATAACCAGTCACGCAAACCACCGCGACCGTAATCAGTCAACACGGCTCGTATCGCGTCACTATTATATCCCGGTAAACCAATCATATTATATAAGCCGCGACGGGAATAACGGATCCGCTCAATCAGGTCGCCATCATTAATAGTTGACGAATCTGGTGAAGGGTAGATGTCGAACGGTGAAACACGCGAATAATTTAATCCAATTTCATCAGCAACTATAGGTTGGCCTTGCGGTCCCCATTTTAAGGTCCTCTTCTTCTGAATAACGGGAGCCTTTATAATTGCAGCAGGGAATGTACAGAAATCTTCAATAAACTCACCCAATGCCTCATCCCAACCACCTTCTGCTAGTTGGTCGGCAATTTTTGTTTCCATTTTATCTGCTGATTCTTTTGCAACAGTACGCATCGAACGCATCGCTTCATCACGCATTTTACCGGCGCGATCTTCAATATAAGCTTCATAACCCATATCAGGGGGAAGCTGAGGCATTGTTTGTTGAATGCGTTGTGCAATAGCTTTCATTGCAAAAGGGGGTAATTCTGGTACTGGAGTAGGTGAAAGACCCCACGGGCGGTCGCCTGCAGGCATTAAAATATCTCTTATCCATGAAACTGCGGCACGAATCTTCGTTGCACTCAGCATCATGTAGATTTCAGATCCACCTTGATCCCGGATCTGCCTTAGCGTTTGTGGATCGTATTCACCATTACGTTGGCGTAAGCACTCCAAGAGCTCGGTTTCGTGGGATTCTTTAGCCCAGCGATTCATTTCCCATACGCTTTGTATGTGACGAGAAAGCTGAGACTCATAAAGGTCAGGGACACGATTAGCAGCTTCTGTTGCTTTTTTTTCTTGTTCAATTTCGTCGTTGTTTTTTACAACGAGTAAGCCGTAACTGCCCATAAACTATCACCCAGAGTTGTTGTCAACTACCTTCAAATCAGGCTTTTCATCAAACTCTTTAGAGTTGATAATCGTTTCCTGAATGTGGTCTGCTAAAGCTCGTAAGCCTATTATAAAATCTTCTGGCGGCATACCGTTCTTGAATCCCATATGGATGGTTTTAGCCTTTCCAATATGCTTTCCTTTTGAATCGGTAAAT